ATTTTTGCATCTGCCAATACTGTTAAAGTAGCAAAAGTAGGATTTACCAACTAGTAAAATGAAACTAATCACAGAAGAAATTTCTAAGGTAAAATTTATCACCGAAGAAAAAAATGGAAAAAAATCTCTTTATATAGAGGGAATTTTCCTTCAGGCTGATATAAAAAATCGTAATGGTAGATGTTATCCGATGGAAACTCTTGCCAGAGAAGTAACTAGATATACTAATAATTATATTTCAAAAGGAAGAGCTTTAGGTGAGTTGGGCCACCCAGATGGACCAACAGTAAATCTAGATAGAGTTTCTCATATGATCACATCTTTGAGAGAAGATGGAAATAACTTTGTCGGTAAAGCAAAAATTCTAGATACACCAATGGGTAAGATAGCTTCTTCTTTGATTTCTGAAGGGGTAAAACTAGGAGTTTCTTCTCGTGGAATTGGTTCACTAGTAGAAAAAAATGGTGTTCGTTATGTCTCTAATGATTTTATGTTGGCTACTGCTGCTGACATAGTTGCAGATCCTTCCGCTCCTGATGCATTTGTAAATGGGATCATGGAAGGAGTTGAATGGATATATGATGTATCAAGAAATTCTTGGTTACTAGAAAATGCTAAGAAAAAAATAAATCATCTAGTTGACACAAAACAACTAGAAGAAAGGAAAATTGAATTATTCAATGAATTTTTAAATTCTTTGTAATTTCATAAATTATAAATAAATATAGATTTAATACATAGCTAAATCGGAGAGTTCAAATGTCTCGTGGAAAAAACTTACAAGAAATGGAAGTAGGCACAAAGCAATCCAAATCTGCTGTAAATGCAACCGCAAAACCAGCAGAGCCAATGCCACATCTAACAACTGGTATTCCTGATGGCCAGAGTGCCACTGGTTGGGAAGATCTTGGTGGTCCAACTCCAGAAAATTACAAGTCTGACGACGAATCAGCAAAAATTAAAGATCCTGCTGCAACACTTAAAAGTGTAAGTGATGTAGTAAATTCAAAGGCAAAAGCTGCTGAAGCCATGAAAACAATGGCAGTAAAAGAAGAAACTGAAGACGAAGAAGAAATTGATGAGGATGAACTCAACGAAGAGCAAGAAATAGAGGAAGACGACGAAGATCTAGAAGATGACGAAGATCTAGAAGACGACGAAGACGACGAAGACGACGAAGATGACGAAGAGGAAGAATTAGAAGAAGAATTTGACATCGAAGAAGATGTACAAGCTCTCGTCGAAGGAGAAGATCTTTCTGAAGAGTTCAAAGATAAAGCTAAAGTAATTTTTGAAGCTGCTCTTCGCAGTAAAGTAAATGAAATTCGTGAAGTGCTTGACGAGCAATATCAGCAAGCATATGAAGAAAGATTATATGAAGAAGTAGGTTCTATGAAAGAAGAACTACAAGAGCGCGTAGATTCTTATCTAGAATATGTTGCTGATGAGTGGATGCAAGAAAACAATCTTGCTATTGAATATGGAATTAAAGAGCAACTAAGTGAATCATTCTTGAGCAATCTCAAGAATCTTTTTGAAGATCATTATGTACAACTCCCTGAAGAAAAATATGATGTACTTGAGAATATGGTAGAAAAACTTGATGAAATGGAGACAAAACTCAACGAGCAAATTGAGAGAAACATTCAACTCAACAGAAGACTCTCAGAGTCGGTTGCTGATAGAATTTTTGATGTAGTATCTGATGGTCTAGCCATCACTCAGAAAGAAAAGCTCGCTTCACTTGCCGAAAGTGTTGAGTTTGAAAGTGAAGAAGAATATCGTGAAAAATTGGAGACCTTGAAGGAATCATATTTTCCATCCAGAACTACATCTCCAACTGCTCAACCTGAAACCCTTTCAGAAGGTGTAATTTCATCTGTTGAGGATTATTCCCCATCGATGAATACATATATGAAAGCCCTTTCTATGTTGGCTAACAACTGATTTTAACATTAAATCAAACAAAAACAAACACATTTTTTAAGAGGTAAAAGCAAATGTTCCAATCCGAGCATCTGCAAGAAAAGTGGGCACCGCTTCTCAACTATGATGGTCTTGATCCAATCAGAGATTCTCATCGTAAAGCAGTAACCGCTGTCTTGCTCGAAAACCAAGAAAAATTCCTAAGAGAAGAACAAGCATTCTCTAGTGGCGTATTAATGGAATCACCAACCAACTCAGGTAATGCTGCTGGTGGTTATGGTGCATACAGCAGTGTAGGCAGTGGTGCCGCTGCTGGTGGTCCTGTAGCTGGTTTTGACCCTGTACTAATCAGCCTAATTCGTCGTTCCATGCCTAACTTGGTCGCATACGACCTAGCTGGCGTACAGCCAATGACTGGTCCTACCGGACTTATCTTTGCGATGCGTTCACGCTATAATAACCAGAGCGGAACCGAAGCTTTCTATAATGAAGTAAATACCGCATTCTCTGGTACTAACGCTAACAACAGTGCAACTAACGCAACTGATGCTATCGCTGGTTTGGGTACCACTGGTGGAACTCAATCTGGAAGTAATCCTGGAATCCTAAATCCAGTCGGCACTGCATCTTCACTTGGCTATAATGTTGGTCAAGCAATGAAGACCGGCGATGCTGAGGCTCTCGGTGCTTCCAATGGTGGCCAATTCAACGAAATGGCTTTCTCTATCGAGAAAATCCTAGTTGAAGCAAAGTCTAGAGCACTAAAGGCCGAGTATAGCTTAGAGCTTGCACAAGATCTAAAGGCTATCCATGGTCTAAACGCAGAAGCAGAACTCGCAAATATTCTCTCAACAGAGATTCTTGCTGAGATCAACCGCGAAGTAATCAGAACTATCTACAAGGTAGCTGAGCAAGGCGCTGCAACTAATGTTGCTACCGCTGGTGTATTTGACCTAGATATCGACTCCAACGGTCGTTGGTCAGTTGAGAAGTTCAAGGGTCTACTATTCCAAATCGAGCGTGATGCAAACGCAATTGCAATCAGAACTCGTAGAGGAAAGGGCAATGTGATCATGTGTTCTTCTGATGTTGCTTCTGCTCTAACCATGGCAGGCGTACTCGACTACACCCCTGCACTAAATGCTAACCTAAATGTAGATGACACTGGTAATACTTTTGCTGGTGTTCTAATGGGTAAGTATCGTGTTTATATCGATCCTTATTCTGGTGGTACCAATCCTGGTGCTGATGGCGGTCAGTATTATGTTGTTGGCTATAAGGGCACTTCCCCTTATGATGCTGGTCTATTCTACTGCCCTTATGTTCCTCTCCAAATGGTTCGTGCCGTTGGCGAGAACACCTTCCAGCCAAAAATTGGATTCAAGACTCGCTACGGAATGGTAGCGAATCCATTTGCTGAAGGTGATGCAACTGCACAAGGTTTGGGTCGTCTACAGATCAATTCAAACCGCTACTACCGTAGAGTACAAGTTAAGAACCTAATGTGATTCTTCTTGTATACATTTCTAAAGGGACCCTTTTGGGTCCCTTTTTTATTACCATGTATAAATAGTAGAAAAAAATGGTTGGGAACGCATTCAGTAATCAAATACAAAATAGAAATTTTTTAGCTCCAACTCAATTTAGATTTACTATCACTAGAGCACCAAAGGTAGCATTTTTTTCCAATACTGCTAATATACCATCTTTAAGTTTAGGGATAGCAAATCAACCAACTTATTTAAAAGATATCGCTCAACCAGGAGATAAAATAAAATTTGAAGATTTCAATCTACGCTTTCTGGTAGATGAGAGCTTAGAAAATTATATGGAAATTCAGAATTGGATTAGGGGTCTTGGTTATCCGGAATCATTAGACCAGATATATACATTACAAAGACAAAATCAAAAAATAGACACTAAGATAAATTCTGCATTAAATTTATATTCAGATGGAACTTTACAAGTTTTAACTAGTAGCCAAAAACCAAATTTTCAAGTAAAATTTTATGACTTATTTCCATATGATTTGACAACTTTATTATTTGATGCTACTGATAATGATGCTGAATATTTTACTGCGGAAGTAAAATTTAAGTATACTTACTATGAAATAACTGACAACAAAGGAAATTTACTTTATGAATATCAATGAAATACAGTCAATGTGGAAAGACGATTCTTTCGTAGACCCAGACAATTTACATCTAGAGTCGTTAAAAATTCCACAATTACATTCAAAATATTATGAAATATTTAATAATATTTTATTATTAAAGAAAAAAGCATTAGAAGATAAAAACAAATTAAGATTAAAAAAATACGAATACTACACCGGAAAAGCAGAACCGGAAGAATACAAAGATGTATCTCAAAAAAAGATAAGAGACAAGGAACATCTTCAAAATTGCATGAATGCAGATGAAGACATATCAAATGCATCACTAAAAATTGAATACTATGATGCTATGTTAAACTATTTGAGTGATATACTTAAAATGATTCATAGCAGAACTTATCAAATAAAAAACAGTATTGAATATCAAAAATATATTTCTGGGTATGGCTGACATAACGATCATAAAGAAAAATGAAGTTTTTATAAAACTACAATGTGAACCTCATATTTTATATGAACTTCAACCACATTTTACATTTGAAGTGGATAGTGCAAAATTTATGCCTCAATTCAGAAAAACTGGTTGGGATGGAACTATCCATTTATTGTCGGTTTCTACCGGAGAAATTTACGCAGGACTTTTAGATAAGGTAATAGCAAAAATAAAGTCCCATAATTACACATATGAGTTCAAAGAAAACAAATATTATGGACTTCCTTTTGAGATAAATGATGAAATTTCATTAGAGGGAGTAAAAGGTTATATGAATGCAATATGTTCATATGAACCATATGACTACCAAATAAATGCAGTATACGAATGTTTAAGATATAATAGAAAAACAATAATTTCACCTACAGCTTCGGGAAAATCATTAATCATATATGCATTAGCTAGATACTACACAAACAAAAATTTAAAAACTTTAATTATATTTCCAACCACTTCCCTCATACATCAAATGCATAAAGATTTTTTTGAGTATGGGTGGAACCCAGAAAATAATTGTCACATGATATATTCTGGAAGAGAAAAAAATACAGATCTTCCGGTTACTCTTTCAACATGGCAATCAATTTTTAAAATGGAAAAGTCTTTTTTTGAAGAATTTGATTGTGTAATAGTTGATGAAAGTCATCAAGCAAAATCAAAATCTTTAATTGACATCATGAAAAAATGCCATCATGCAAAGTATAGATTTGGTTTTACTGGAACTCTTTCAAATGGGGGGAAAGATTCACAGACACACGAATGGGTAATATCTGGTCTTTTTGGTCCAACATATAAGACGATTAATACAAAAGAGATGATAGAAAAAGGAAGAGCATCTCAGCTGGACATTCATTGTTTAGTTCTAAAACATTCTCCACAACAATTTAATCAATACGAAGATGAAATTCAATTTTTGATAGGAAACCAAAAAAGAAATAATTTCATAAAAAATCTTACTCTAGATCTAAAAGGAAATACTTTAGTATTGTTTTCTAGAGTAGACACTCATGGTAAGCCACTGTATGAATTAATAAATAACAATAGTGAAAAAAATAGAAAAGTATTTTTTGTTCATGGTGGAGTGGATGTCAATCAAAGGGAAGAAGTAAGAGAAATAACAGAAAGAGAGTCAAACGCGATTATAGTAGCTAGTTATGGAGTTTTTAGTACTGGAATATCAATTAAAAATTTACACAATGTAATTTTTGCATCTCCAAGTAAGTCAAAAATTAGAAACTTGCAAAGCATAGGAAGAGTACTAAGAAAAGGAAAAAATAAAGATAAAGCGATACTGTACGATATTTCAGATGACTGTACTTATAAAAATAAAAAAAATTACACCTTAAATCATTTCATAGAAAGAATAAAATTATACAATGAAGAAGAATTTAATTACGAAATTATACCAGTAAATTTAAATAAATGATGGAAGAAGATTTTTATGCAAGTTTAAAATTAGTGAGTGGTGAAGAAATATTCGCAAAAGTTATTTCTTCTGAGGAACATGGAAATTTAGTATTATTGGTTTGTGACCCAATAATCATCACTGAAGTGAAAACTAGATATGGATTTGCGTATAAAGTAGAACCATGGATGAAAACAACAAAAGATGATATGTTCATCATTGATATGAAAAACATTATGACAATGACAGAAACAAGTGATTTAGAAATCATATCAGTATATGATAAATTTGTCAAACAAAAAGAAAAAGATAATTTAAATTTGGGAATAAATCATTTTGAACTTACTAAAGAAATGGGATATATTTCAAATATAGAAGAAGCAAAAAAATCATTAGAAAAGTTATTTAAGGATCATTAAGTACTTTATTAGTTCCCTTCGGGAACATTTCCTT